TTCTATCCCTAATTCCAAGTCTTCACAGACTTGATAGGCAAAGTCAATGTCGTCCCAGACGGATACAATGCCTTCATAGACATGAGAGACAGCATAAGCTGGCTGATTGCCATAGGCTTCAGAGATGTTAGTTACTACGTAAATGTTGCTAGGGTTAGTCATAATCAAATCCTCAATCGGTTGGTTGTTTGTTAAGTGTATCATCTATTAGTTCGTAAGAACTTACTAATAGTGATACTACTAAGGCCGTGTGAACGTCATCATCACCATGCCAGAGATGCAAAGCCCAAGGGCTAAGACAGGCATGAGCAGCATGACAAGCGGTGGCATATCAGCTTGGACAACCACTGCAATCACAGCGAATATAGCTAGGATAAATCCTAAAAGGCAGTTAATCAATCCATTCCAAAACATAATCATTTCCTTCCTCATTGGTTGGTTAAGTGTATCATCTATATCTTCGTAAGAAGTAGATATAGTGATACTACTAAGACTTTGCGTGTCATGTCAAGCGCATTCTTCATACGGGTAGTTTATCTAGTTAAACCAAAGGTTTAGGGAAGACATGGGAGGGGGAGGGGGTAGTCTATCGAAGATAGGGGAGGTCACTAGGTGTATCCTTTTACACTCTCTACGAGAGAACTTTGCAGAACTTGTCATAATCTGGGAAGATTTGGGAGGTTTAATCGTAGATTAAGGTATCCTTTTCTCGCAGGGCTGCATATCTGTGCGGATGCATTATGCGACCCCACCCAAAGAAATCACCTCGCACGTATATATATAACATACCCCTGACATATATTCAGTATTTTAGGTAGAACCTATAATCATGGGGGAGTTAGGGATAATCTGGGAGGGGGCTTGTCTATTTAGACCCCTACCCCTTTGTCTGAGAAAGACATACAGCAAAACACTGCCGATAAAATTTATAATTTTTACCAGGTCTATAATCTTTTAATTTTGGGGCGGGGCCTCCGAGGTGGTATGTAGTTAATGCTTGTATACAAAGTGGATAGAAGATATAATACATAGAGTCGGAGATACATTAAAGCAGAGGCGGGGCCTGGGAGGTTATATATAGTACCTCCGAACTTTAAAGTAAAGATAGTTTAGCATGAAACTGCTACTGACACAATACCGACCAAGAGCATTAGCACATCACATATTGTTACATGCTGTAACACTAAGGAAATAATGGATACTATAGAATTAGAACAACAGGCAAGCCCTGCAGAGTACAACTCACTGGAAGGTTGTCTTGAGGAATATATTAAGGCAAGGTCTAAGGACGACCTACTGACCTTTGTTAAGAAGACTGCACCTACGCTGGTGACTGACTTCAAGATGGGCAGGCACATTGAGCTATTGTGTGACAGACTACAGAAGGTAGCCGATGGGGAACTAAAGAGACTTATGGTCTTTCTGCCGCCCCGTAGCTCCAAGAGTCTCATTACCAGTAAAATATTCCCAGCGTGGTATATGGGCAGAGAACCCAACCACGAGATTATGTCTGTCTCCCACAGTGACCAGCTTGCCAGTGACTTTGGACGTAGCGTGAGGGACATTGTGAATACGGAAGACTTCCAGAAAACATTCAAGGGTGTCCAGCTTAGAGCAGACGCCAAGGCGGCAGGCAAGTGGAAGACAAATCAGAATGGTTCTTACTATGCAGCTGGTGTCAGGTCACAGATTGCTGGACGTGGTGCGCACTTAGCCCTGCTGGATGACGTGATGTCTGAGGAAGATTCTTTCTCTGAGGCAGGCCGTAGGTATATTAAGGACTGGTGGCCATCAGGTCTACGTACACGTCTCATGCCTAATGGTGCCATTATTATTATTAACACACGCTATCACTATGATGACCTGTGTGGTTGGTTGCTGAAGCAGGAGTCAGACATCTCTGGTATTCCTTGGGAAGTAATTAGTATCCCTGCTTGGCTAGATGAAACATCTGCAGAGCTATTGGGCTTACCCGAAGGTTCGTCATACTTCCCTGAGTGGAAGCCAGATGACGTACTGAAGCTGGATGAGCAAGAGATTAGAGCAAGTAACGGGAGTAGATACTGGGATGCGCTATACATGCAGAACCCGTCACCAGACGAAGGCGGAATTATTAAAAAGAAATGGTTTCAATGGTGGGAGTACGAAGACCCGCCGCACTGTGAGTTTGTTATCCAGACGTATGACACAGCCTTCTCTACCAAGAAGACGGCTGACTATAGTGTCATCCAAACCTGGGGCATCTTTCACCAGTCGGAGCGTGACGAGTATGGTGGTGAATACACTATATCCAACCTCATCCTTCTCGGCAATGTTAAAGAGCGCTTCGAATATCCTGACCTTCGCCGCACGGCACAACATTTATACCAAAAGCATAGGCCAGATGTGTGTATCATTGAGAAGAAAGCTTCTGGTCAATCGCTGCTTCAGGATATGCGCCTCGCTGGACTACCTGTATTGGACTACCTTCCTGACAGGGACAAGGTTTCACGTGTCTATGCCGCTACGCCTCTTATGGAGTCGGGTCGTGTCTACATCCCCAAGGGCAAGGAGTGGGCAAAGGACTTATATGAAGAATCACTAGCCTTTCCCAACGGCGCACACGATGACCAAGTGGATGCAATGACCATGGCTATTCACTACATGCGTGACTCTTGGCATGTCTCCCACGACGAAGACCCAAGCTGGGAAGATGATTATAATCCAAGAAGACAAAAGAGGGTTGGATACTGGCGTACTTAAGTGTATAATAGGCTCAATGATATTCTTCCAAGTAGTAAACAAGGAACAAAAGTAAATGGCAACTGAACGTAATCCATACGACCTATCAGACAAATCAAAAGAATCAGGCATTGATATGAACATCGAAGACATTACGTCTGCCGATGCCGTTATTTCTGTTGACCCTGATACAGGCGAGATTGAGGTAGACCTCGAAGGCACAGCAGGTGAGGTAGAGATTGAACTTACCCTTGGTGACAACGAAGGCTTCTTTGAAAACCTTGTAGACATTATTGACGAAGACGAGTTAGCCGAGATTGGTAACACGGTAATTGATAAGTTCAATGCTGACAAAGACTCTCGCTCTGAGTGGGAATCAATGTTTGAGCGTGGCTTTGACCTTCTTGGTCTTAAGTTAGAAGACACAACGGAACCGTTTGAAGGTGCAGCCACTGCAGTACATCCACTGTTGATTGAGTCTGCTGTCAAGTTCCAAGCCAAGGCATCAACCGAATTGTTTCCCGCCAAAGGACCAGTTAAGACTCAGGTGCTAGGCGATATTACATTAGAAAAACAACAGCAAGCAAACCGTGTTCAGAACTTTATGAACTATCAGGTTACAACACAGATGCCTGAGTACTTCGATGAGTTTGAACGTATGTTGTTCCATCTTCCGCTTATCGGTTCAGCTTTAAAGAAAACTTATTATGATGCAAGTCTTGAGCGCCCTGTTAGCGAGTTTGTGCCTATTGACCAGTTTTATGTTTCTTACTATGCGACTGACCTTCGTAGAGCAGACCGTTACACTCATGTTATATATCGCAGTCCTGTGGATTTGGCTAGGCAAATAGAAGCAGGAATGTACGCAGACGTAGAGCTACCTACTGCTGGCATCCCCAATCTGTCTGGTATGGCAGAAAAGATGGACAGCGTTCTTGGCTTGTCTCCTGCTTCTGACAACGACCCACAGTATGTGCTGCTAGAACAACACTGCTATTTAGAAATTGAAGAAGACAAGATGCATAAGGGTAATGTGGCCTGTCCTTACATTGTAACTGTAGAAGAAACCACAGGTCAAGTATTGTCTATTCGACGCAACTGGACAGAGGGAGATGAAAAGTATGTCAAGAAGATGCACTTCACGCACTACAGATATGTTCCTGGTTTTGGTTTTTACGGCTTGGGCCTTATTCATTTCCTTGGCAATCTTACTATGTCTGCTACTGCTGCAATGCGTAGCCTACTTGATGCTGGCCAGTTCGCTAACTTACCAGGGGGTTTCAAAGCTAAGGGCGTCCGTATGGTTGGAGATAACGACCCTATTGCGCCAGGGGAATTTAAAGAAGTAGAGGCAACAGGCATGGACTTGTCTAAGTCTATTATCCCGCTGCCATTCAAAGAACCATCTCAGACTTTGTTTAATATGTTAAACTTTGTAACCCAAACGGGTCAGAAGTTTGCTGACAGCACAGAGCAGGTTATTTCAGACAGCGGAGGCTATGGACCAGTTGGTACAACCTTAGCATTGCTGGAAGCTTCAAGTAAGTTCTTTTCTTCAATCCACAAGCGCCTACACAAAGCACAGGGCGATGAGTTTAAAATCTTAGCCCGTATTGATTACGAATATCTTGATGAAGAATATCCTTATGATGTTCCAGGTGCGTCTGAAAAGATTCTTAGGAAAGACTTTGATGGTAAGGTAGACATTATTCCTGTATCTGACCCTAACATCCCGTCTAGCGCACAGCGTCTGATGCTTATCCAAACAGTTCAGCAGATTGCTCAGCAGTCAGAGCCTGGGATGTTTGACATGGAAGCCATTAACCGTATGCTTCTTACTACAGCCAACGTGCCTGATATTGATTCGTTGATGCCCCGTAAGGAAGAGGCGGAGCCTCAAGACCCAATGACCGACATCTTGGCGGTGTCTCAAAATAAACCAATTCAAGCCTTTACAGGCCAGAATCACGATGCACACATTTCGTTCAAGGGAGCCTTCTTGCAAGACCCAGGCAATCAAAAGAATCCATTCTTTAATCAGATGGCTGCAGCCTTGCAGGCTAACATTTCTGAGCATATGCTTCTGAAGTATAAAGAACAGATTGATGGTCTGTCTATGCAGGCGGCTCAGAATCCACAGATAGCTTTGCAGCTTTCCCAGATGCCTAATCCAGAGGAAGTGGCAAATGCACAGGCTGCTCAGCAAATCATGCAGACAAATATGCAAATGGCACAGGGTGGTGGCATGTCTCCCGAACAACAGATGCTTCAGATTGAAACACAGAAGCTTCAGGTCGAACAACAGAAAAACCAAACGCAAGCGGCTAAGGCTCAGGTGGACGCTACACTTAAGCAACGTGACCTTGACCTAAAAGAACAAAAGATTGTTATTGATGCTCAAGAGGCAGGAATGCAATCTAATATGAAAGCATATCAGAAAGAAGAAGACCGTAATGCTAAAAGAGCTTTGAAAGCTATGGATGTTCTAGCCGACTTAATTAAAACACAAGAGGCTAACGGCATTAAAGAAGTACAGCTTACTACTGATATGTTAAGCGCTATTATGAAGAACCAGCAAGGTAATTAATATTGTTATACGAAGAATTAATTAAAGAACTTCAAAAAGAAATTGAAGGATTGAAAAATTCGCTTGCATATGGGACAGCTTCAGACTATCCTATGTATAAGGAGGTGGTAGGTAATATTGCAGGGATTGAGAAATCAATTGGTATTATTAAAGACTATCTAACTAAATACATAGAAGAGGACTAGATTAATGCAAGCAGCATCTAATGCTATTAAAAACGACGAGTGGATTACAAATGACGATGTACCTGACCCGACACCATTACCAGAAGTTCCAGGATACACTGTACTTGTCCGCCCTATCTCTGTTAAGGAGAAGACAAAGGGAGGTATTATTCTTCCTGACTCAACCAAATCGGACATGGCTTATCTTACAACAGTTGGCCGTGTACTTAAGGTAGGCAGCGCCGCCTATCAAGACAGCAAGTTTGGCGATACCCCTTGGTGTAAAGAGGGAGACTATGTGTGTTACGGTAAACACGCAGGGAATAAATTCCTATACAAAGGCATACAGCTACTACTTATTTTTGACGACGATGTTAAAATGGTAGTTGGAAGCCCTAAAGATTTAGACCCAACATTTAATCTATCAAATTAATTTAACGTGTTGCTATTGTGACACGGTAACTTATACTATATAATATATCACATCAGCGTTATTCGTCTAAGTTCGCTGAGGACGTTAAACAGGAGAAGTACAAATGGCAGAGACTGAATGGTCTACTATTACACCTGAAAAGGGTGAATCCCCCGATAAAATTGAAATTGAAATTGAAGGCGCAGAAGAAGAAGTTGTATCTGCTGCACCAGAAGTAGAAGTTGAGAAGCAGGAAGAACCTGCTCCAACCCCAGAAGTAGAAGCTGAAGAGGCCACTACCACCGCAGAAGTGGAAGAGGAAGCACCAGCTAAAGAAGCAGAAACATCGGGCGCACAGAAGCGTATCCGTCAGCTGGTAAAACAGAAGAAGGAACGTGAAGCTCAGATTGAAGAACTGCTACAAGCTCAAAAAGACATGCAGGTTAAACTGCAGCAGCGTGAAGAAGAATACGGTACTCTTCTAAACACAAACGTAGAATCTAATGAGCGTCAAGTTACCGAAAGAATTGAACTAGCTAAGAGTGCCTATAAAGAAGCACTGGACAGCGGGGAATCAGATAGAATCTTACAGGCGCAAGAAGCACTTACTAATGCGCAGCAAGACAGCTATAATATTAAAACCTTTAAACAAGAGGCTGAATCTTTTAAGCCTGTTAATTTTGAGGAACAAGAGCAAGAGCTACCCGTTAATAAAGCTGCTGACAAAAAAGCACAGCGTTGGGTAACAGAGAATGACTGGTTTAATAAAGACCGTGTCTTAACTGCTGCTGCTCTTGAGATTGATGCAGAAGTACAAGGCGAAGGCTTTGACCCTGCTGATGACGATTATTACGAGGAAATTAACCGCCGTATGGCAGATACTTTTCCTAACAAATTCGGAACAACCACAGAAGAAGTAGTTGCCGATAAACCACGTACGAAGCCCACGTCAACGGCTTCTCAAGTAGTAGCTGGAGCATCGCACACCTCAGCATCCCCGTCTAACAAGAAAGTTAAACTCTCTCAAGAAGACGTACGACTCGCACAAAAGTGGGGAATTACACTTGAACAGTATGCCGCCGAAAAGCTGAAAGTAGAATCAGCTGGTGATGGTGAATATACAACAATTAACAGATAGCTGCGAAAGGATACATATACTTATGGCACGAAATACCACACGTGAATCCCAGTCTCGTGAACTGGAAACAAGAGAAACAGAAGACTACGAATATGTCGAACCGAACCTTTTAGATATTCCACAGTTTGTTAACAATAGATTTGACGAACAAGGAATGAAACTACGTTGGATACGCATCTCCCTTAAAGGTAAAGACGATTATACAAATGTTGGTAAGCGATTAGCTGAAGGCTGGGAGTTTGTTTCTCTCGACGAAGTACCTGAACTAGGCCACACCTCTATGGTTAGAGATGAGGGTCGTTATAGCGGTACTGTTTGCCGTGGGGACTTGGCTCTTGCCAAAATGCCCATCAAACGTGCAGAAGCACGGCAACGTCATTTCGAAGGGGCCTCTGCTGATATGGTGGATGCTGTTAACTCGCAACTTGAAAACGCAAGTGACAAAAAAATGCCTGTTCGAAACTCTAGTAAAACAAACGTAACCAGAGGACGTACACCCTCTTTCGATTAAGAACAAGGTGCTACAGAGTCTGGCTACATGATTCACAACTTAGGAGATTAATAAAATGACTACTAAACTAATTACTGGTATCACTCCTTCCCGTGTTCGTGGTAACTCGCCTCAGAGCAGTGGTGCAACTTCGTACCCAATCGCTTCTGGTGCTGGTGCAATGTATACAGGTACTCCTGTACGCTTGTCTGGCGGCTCGCTAGTTCCACTCGTTACTTCGACTGAAATGCCTATTGGTACATTCCAAGGCTGCAGTTACGTAGCAGACGGGGAGCAATACTTTAAACCTTACTACTCTGGCGTATCGGCTACCGATATTGTCGGTTTGGTAAACGACGACCCAAGTCAAACCTATATCATTAGCTCGGACACAACCGTTGCTGCTGGTATCGTTGGTAAAAACGTAGCAGCTTCGAATATTGCTGCTGGTTCTACCTTCACTGGTCGTTCCACAATCACGGCTCTAACCACTGCAGGTAGTGTCGGAACTTCGGCTGCTGGCCTGTTCCGTGTTATCGGCGTTGTCGATGAGCCAGGTAACGCTGTTGGCGACCCATATACTCGTTTGGAAGTCCAAATGGGTGCTGTTAGCCAACAGAACTTCATTAACGTACTGGTAACGACACCAGTTACGGTAACCAACTAAGGGAGATAATTAGAAATGGCTATTAATAGAGGAAGTATTTCCAAAGAGCTACTCCCAGGTCTGAACGCTGTATTTGGCGTTGAGTATGGAGAAGTATCCGATGAACACGCACCGTTGTTTGATGTTGAAAATTCAGACCGTGCATTTGAAGAAGAAGTTCTCTTCACAGGCTTCGGCTCGGCACCTGTAAAAGGTGAAGGCGCTGCTGTATCGTATGACGATGCCCAAGAAAGCTACACTGCTCGTTACACACACGAGACTGTTGCTCTTGGCTTTGCCATCACAGAAGAAGCAATGGAAGATAACTTGTATGATACGTTTGCTAAACTACGTGCCAAAGGTCTGGCCCGTGCAATGGCGAACACCAAACAAGTAAAAGCTGCTGATGTATTCAACAACGGCTTTAACGCTGCTTACGCTGGTGGTGACGGGGACTCCTTGTTCTCTGCAACACACGCAACGATTGGCGATGGCAACCAAAGCAACTTGCTGGCCGCTGCTGACCTTTCGGAAGCATCGCTTGAGACTGCTTTGATTAGCATCTCGAAAATCAAAGATGACCGTGGTATCCTGATTGGTGCGCAAGCCGAAAGCCTGCACATTCCTTCAGACCTCGCATTCACTGCAGACCAGATTCTGAACTCTGCTTTGTCCACCACAATCGTTTCCGATTCGGGTGTAACAAATACGAATGACATCAACAGCATCCGTAACCAAGGACTTGTCCCTGGTGGCTTCTACGTGAACCGTAGATTTACCGATACGAATGCTTTCTTCATCAAGACTGATTGCCCGAATGGTGCGAAAATGTTCGTACGTTCGCCGCTTCAGACTAAGATGGAACCAGACTTCGACACTGGTAACCTTCGCTTTAAAGCTCGTGAGCGTTATAGCTTTGGTTGGTCAGACTGGAGAGGTTTCTTCGGTAACGCTGGTGCCTAGTCACTAGTCTACTGATAGACTAAAAAATAGAAGGGCGTGGGAGTTGTATCCTGCGCCCTTTTTTAGTATAATAGGCACATCGAAGTTTATTATACAGGAGCGAATCATGTCGGCAAATCTTAGAGTAGCATATGTTACTTGCAATACTACACTGGTTAATACCGCTGTAGACACAGTTAGCGGTGTAGCGCTAAAGGGTACACGCATTAGAGGCGTCCATGCACAGGGTGTAGGTGAGTTTACTATCACTGGTACATCCGTAGATGCTTTTGGAAACTCAAATGGCGGTATTATTAAATTTACCAATACAACCAATTCAGATGTAACAGAAGCCTACCTCACAGACACTGGTGTCCGTATGGGTGGTACTGTTATTGTGCAATGTCCTACAGCAGGTTCAACGGTAACAATTTATTATGGCTAATTACACATACCTTGTAAACGACATTATTGAAGCATCTGAGAATGATGGCACTGAGTTTATTGCCTACATTCCCAAGATGGTTAATCGTGTTGAAGACAGAATGATAAAAGCCCTAGATGACTACGGGCTTGTAACTGCTACGTCAGTTGCCCTTTCCGCAGGTAAGAATATATTTGAATTGCCTACAGGAACAAAGGTTATTAAAAACATCCACCTTAAAGATGCAGGTACTAAGATTGCCTTGCTTCAAAGAACAGATGAATTTATTAATGATTACTGGCCCGTAAGCGCCAGCACAGGAACCCCAAAATATTATGCCAGAAAGACCAATAGTCAGATTCTTTTTGCTCCTACTGCAAGCGCTACTTATGGTGGTTCTATTGTGTACACAGTTAAACCAAGCCCTTTAACCAGTGCGAATCAAAATAACTATTTCTCAGATGAATGCTATGATGCTCTATTTTATGGCTGCATGGTCGAGGCTACAAACTTTATGAAAAACTTTTCTGTTACCTCTGTATATCAAGAGCAACATAAGAATGCAATGGACTTACTGAGAAACCAAGCTAGAAGAACACGCCGTGACGATATGGAGGATAACTCTTCCCCAGCAGGCGGCGACAACACATTAACTCCAGGAGGAAATTAAATGGCAGCGGTTAAGACAGGTGCTGACGCAATCAGAGCAGCATTAAAAAGTGGTACAACAGCAGCAGCTGTAAAGAAGTTTGGTAAGCGTCCTGTTTATCAAGTTCTTCGTCGTGACCAAGCAGCTAAGGATAAAGCAGTTAAGGCCAAAGCAGGTGCTATGCCAAGCATTAAAAAAGAAAAAATGTCAAGAGATGCCAAGGCTAAGGCAGCTTATGAGCGCTCTAAAAAGAAAGCAGAAAAGTTAAAAGAAGTCAAGCCTAAAAAACCAGTTAAGGTTAAAAAGGTTAAAGATTCTGCTACACAGAAAAAATTAGATGACGAGATGAGAAGAGAGCTTAAGGGTGAAACCGTTAAGGCTCGTCGTGACCGCATTAAGAAAGCTTCTGACCCTAAGAAGAGACGTAAGGCTGCACAGTTAACCCAAGGTCGTGAAACTTCTGCAGACTTTGAATCACGCATGTCTCGTGAAGCTCGTCAAGGGGGTGGAACTGATGTAGGTAAAAAGAAAGCCAATCGTGGCTCAAGCTCTGACCCGCTATATGAATACGAAGCTGGTCAGGCTTCTTCTTTCCTTCGTGGTAAAGACAAACCATTTATGGACGAATACGAAAAAGAACTAACTGAATTGATTAATAGAAACAAAGGTGGCTCGGTGCGTGGTGTAGGTTGTGCTAAACGAGGCTACGGCAAAGCAATGACAAAGGGGAAAAAATAACATGGCTAGCGGAACAGGTGCAAAATTAATTAGCAAGTTTGTCAAGGGAACTCCAAAAGGTAAGTCTCCTAATTATGGTAAACTTAAAGCAGAGCTTACTAGAAAAAGAAGAGAGAAGAAAGCAAGCGATGCTGAAAAAGAAGCGCTAGATATTCTTAAAAAGAATGACGAGACAGCTACAATGCAACAGAAAGCACGTCAGTCTGCATCAAGGCGTAAAAAGCCTGTAAGCTTAGCAGGTCCTAAAGAGTTTGGCGGTAGCGGTAAGTCTAAGCTTCAAAAGGGCTTAGAGTCTGTAGAAAAGACCAAGAGTCCAAAAGTAAAAAAGACGGTTAGCAAGCCCATGTCTGCTGCAAAAAAGAAAAGAGTAGAAGAGGCACGTAAAAAGGGTTCAGGCGCTTTGATGCGTGAAGGCCTTTCGGATATTAAAGCTTACGGTGGCAAGGTTACTAAAAAAGCTAAGGGCGGTTCTGTACCTAAAGGTGTGGGCTGTGCAACTCGTGGATACGGGAAGGCAATGAAGTAATGAAAAAAGTACCAAAGAAGAATAAAGGTCTTTCCAAGCTTCCTACCGCTGTTCGTAACAGTATGGGATACTACCAAGAAGGTGGTTCTGTAACAGAAACTGTTAAGGGTAATCGTGGCACAAAAGAACAAGGCATGAGAGCTTACGACTACCAGCAGGAAATTAAAAAAGAACACGAAGAGCGTATGAAGTATATTGAAGAACAGCTTTCAGATAACCGTGGTGGTAAGGGAAAGTAATGTCTGATGCCAAGTACACAAAGCCAGAACTCCGTAAACGAATTGTTGCTCGCATTAAAGCGGGTAGCAAAGGCGGGGCAGCTGGTCAGTGGTCGGCACGTAAGGCTCAGTTAGTTGCAGCTGCTTATAAGAAAGCAGGTGGCGGCTACAAGGGCGGCAAAGGAAAGAAACAAAAATCATTAAGCAACTGGACAAAAGAAGAATGGGGTACCAAGAGTGGTAAGCCAAGTACGCAGGGGGCGAAGGCCACAGGTGAGAGGTACTTACCAAAAAAGGCGAGGGCTAAACTCACAAAAGCAGAGTATGCGAAGACTACGGCAGCTAAAAGAAAAGGACGAGCAGAAGGAAAACAGTTCGTTAAGCAGCCTAAAGCTATAGCTAAAAAAACAGCTAAAGTAAGAAACGCTGCAAAAGGTGGTTCCATCTCAGGACATAATAGGTTATACTAATACAATGGCATTAACAGATTCAGAAAAAAATAGATTAAAAAAACTTGGCCTCAAAGGTTTAAACAAACCTAAGATGACGCCAAGCCATCCAAGCAAAAAGGCTGTAGTGGCCGTAAGGGGAGACAATGGAAAACTTAAAACAATTCGTTTCGGCGCTCAAGGAATGGGCCACAACTACAGCAAAGAAGCTCGTTCAAACTTTAAAGCAAGGCACGGAAAGAACATTGCTAGAGGCAAGACTTCAGCTGCTTACTGGGCTGACAAAGTCTTTTGGGGTGGTAAAGGTAAAAGTACTAAGCGTCCTCCTAAGAGTCAAAAACAGACTTTCGGTCTTGGTAGCAAGAACAGAAAGAAAACTTAAAGACAATGACGATAAGTAGGTCTGCGGTCAGCCAACAAGTAAGCAAGCCTGGAAGAAAGGTAGGTGGTCGCAAAAAAAACTCTACTGGTTCTGCTAGTCCAAGAGGCACAGACCAGACAGCTGGCTTAAAGGCTGACCGCAAACAATCTGGTCATAACAGACTATATTAAAGGAGAACATGAATGGCAACGTCAGGTACATATACCTTCTCAATGGATATTGACGAAGTAATTGAAGAAGCCCTAGAAATGATTGGAGGTGAGGCTACGCTTGGTAACGAGCCTAAGTCTGCTCGTCGTTCTATTAACCTGCTTCTACAAGACTGGCAGAACCGTGGCATTCAGTTGTGGACAATTGGCACCACTGCTGTTACCGTTGCAACCAGCGTTACCTCCTATGTATTGGGAGAAGAGAACATTGACGTTCTGGAGGCTGTAGTTAACCGTGATAACATCGACTTACAGCTAGAACGCATCAGCATGGAAGAGTATCTTAAAGTCCCTCGTAAGGGGCAGACAGGTCGTCCTACGCAGTTTGCTGTACGTAGAGAGCGTGACCAGTCTCGTGTCTTCCTGTGGCCTATCCCAGAGAATAGCACAGATGCAATTAAGTTTGAAACTGTAAAGTATTTCCAAGATGTATCCAAGTCTTCTCAGACTGCTGACATCTCTCGTAGGTTCTATCCTTGCTTAACTGCAGGCACTGCCTACTTCATGTCAATGAAACGTCCAGGTGTAGATGCAGGTCGCATCCAGATGATTAAGGGCGAGTATGAAGATAGACTTATGAGAGCGCAGGAAGAGGATAAAGAACGTGCCAGCATGTACATTCTTCCTCGTCTGAGGTAGTGACATGGGTGCAACTAAAGCATTAGGTCTTTGTGACATCTGTGGCTTCAGATACGAGCTAAGAACTTTAAAGAAGAATAGTTATGGGATGATGGTTTGTCCATCAGATTACGAAGGAAAGTTTGACCAGAAGAATCATCCACAAAATAGAATCGCCAGGGTAACGGACGACTATGTTGTTAAAGACCCTAGACCACAGGTTCCGTCACTTGTTTCGGCAGTACCTGTATCTTCTTGGCTTCCACCATATCCAGGACCGTAACAAATGGCTAGAGGAAAACATGTACAAGCTGAATGTGATATTTGTGGGTTTTCTTATCCACGTAGTAGATTACGTAAGAATAGCTTTAACCTCTGGGTGTGTCCCTCTGACTGGGATGGAAGTTATGACAGAGTCAACCATGCGCAGAACAAAGTCCCTGACATGCGGGACAGAAGTCAGTATGTAATGAATGCAAGGCCTGACCCTAATATCGACAGGGGCATTACTTGGGACAAAGCAACAGAGAGATATACCACAATATACCAGTGGGAGTTGGTAAACATAAGTTGGAATAACGTATAATGACTGATTTTACTGGTAAGTTAATTGCCAACACATATAAAGATATCCTTACAATTAACTCTAGCGCTACTAATGAGGGGCTAGACAACACCCTTAGACGTGTGCAAGACGGGGAAGGTACTAACTCTTCACTAAAGCTTTCTGAAACATCTGCAGCTTTTACAGGCAATGTAAGCGTTAATGGTAACTTAACTATTAATGGAGCCTTTCAACCACAAAATATACAGGCTAGCGCTGTAAGAGCCACAACGGTAAGTGCAACTAATATCACAACAAATACTTTAAACGCTGACACACTTACCTTTCAAGATGTAAGCGTAAGTACATTACGTGCAGGTACAGTAAGTGCCACAACTATTAATACAACAAACATCACAGTAGATGGAGACGGTGTAGCTACTAGCAGCGCCTTGGCTTCGGTTGAAGCAATTATTTCTAGTAACATTGTGTATGTTCTTAATGCACAGGCATCCGTACTTACTGTGCTTGCAGGTTTAGAATCTACAGATGTAGCCCTACAAAATAACATTAATTCTGTTTCAGCAACAACATCTGCAAACGGTGTACTGATAGCTAATAACTCTACTCAAATTAATCTGTTATCTACTTCTATTACTGCTAATGAATCAGCTATTGCTGCTAATGAATCAGCTATTACTTCTATTAATTCTATTCTAGGAGATGGTAGTGCATATGCTAGTGCAGGCACTTCTGCTACATTAGAAACTCGTATTGCGGGTGTTAGCACTGCTTTAGCATCTACCTCCGCTGCGTTAACGAGTAATATTAACACGGTTTCCGCTACCTTGTCAATAGCTAATGTTTCAATTGCTGCAAATAGTTCTGCAATTGCTGCACTACAGGCTCTTACATATGCCAGCGCAGGAACATCGGCAACCCTTGAAACTCGGATTAACTCTGTATCTGTTCTTGCGGAAACTAAAGCAAGTGCTGCAACCTCTGCAACCCTTGAGACCCGTATTGCTGCTGTGTCCTCTACTATGGCAACAAGCATCGGCAACAGCAACTCTGCTATCACAGCACTTAGTGCAACAATGGCCACAAGCGTTGCGACAAGACTTGCGTTGGCTGGTGGAACAATGACAGGAAACCTTATCCTTAATGCTGACCCCAGTGCAAACTTACAAGCTGCAAGTAAACAATATGTAGATAACCTTACAGCGTCCAGTATTCACGTCCACGAAGCAGTAAGGGTGGAAACAAACAGCACGAATCTAAACGCCACATATAATAACGGCTCTTCGGGTGTGGGCGCTACTCTTACTAATGCAGGAACTCAAGTAGCTTTGGCTATTGACGGTGTAACGCTTAGTACTAGTGACCGTGTTCTTGTTACTGGCCAAACCAATCAGACACAAAATGGTGTTTATGTAGTTACTAACACAGGCTCTGGTTCTACTAACTGGATATTAACACGCTCAGATGACGCCGACACTTCTGGTGATGGTTCTCCTGATACCCTAGATGAAGGTTCTTACTTCTTTGTTCAAGAGGGAACTATTGGCGCTGCCCATTCTTTTGTTTGTAATACACAGGGGACAATTGTATTCGGCACAACTAATATTACCTTTGCACAGTTTAGCGACTCTGTTGAGTATACTGCAGGTACAGGTATTAATGTTAACGCCAGCCGTGTAATCTCAACCTCTGGAGTTCCTACTAACGCAGAGCTTCAAGCAGTATCGGCCACTATGGCTACCAGTATTGCTAATAGTAATTCAGCTATAGCTGCCTTAAGTGTAACTATGGCCACTAGTATTGCTAATGTATCGGCAACCCTTAACACTAGGATTAACACAGTAGAGGCAGCAGCAGTAGCATTTGCCATTGCATTAGGATAACTTTTAGGATATAATACATTATGGCTAATTCATTTAAACTATCAACAGCATCTTCAGTAGGCACAGCAGAGGTTTCTGTTTATACCTGCCCAGCTGCTACGTCTACTACAATTATTGGAATGACTGTGGCTAACATACTAACCGCCCAGGTTAACGTAGATGTTAAGCTTAACAACGGTGGAACAAAAATCTTTTTAGTTAAGAATGCTCCTGTCCCTGCTGGTGGTTCACTAGTAGTTGTAGGCGGCGACCAGAAGGTAGTTATGGAACCAACAGATGTTATGATTGTTCAGGCAAACACAACACTTGCTGCAGACGTGGCTATGAGTTATTTGGAGATAACCTAATGGCTTATCTTGGAAAAACCCCTGTTGATGTTGTCGATGCTTTAAATGTACAAAGCCTTACAGTTGATAATCAGGTAGGCATCGGCACGAGTTCGCCTGCTGCTCAGCTTGAAATAAACAGCGGTGGATTTGGACACAGAATAGAAGGTGTAAGTGCAAACAATCTTGGTATTCATAGGTTTATAACAGATACCAACGACACCGATAAGTTTGTTATCGGATATGGCGCAAGTCATCCGACTGTTCCACATCAAATTGCACTGAAAGCTAATAACGCTGCTGGGACGGTTG